AAGATAAGGGAAAGAAGGGTTTATAAAAAACGAATGAATCAATCAAACAGGGAAAAGAGGTGAAACCGATTAAATCTAAATCGCCAAGTTCAAGGTAATATTATTGCAACTACATAGATTCCCACATATAATAATGGTCGGGGAGAGGAGATTTGAACTCCCGACTTCTTGGTCCCGAACCAATTTCAATCCTTTATGGCATAAAGGAGGTCCCTAATAACGCCCGCCACAAAATCTTCTAATGTGGCATATTCACTGGAAGTTATATGGTATCCTTCATCCTCATTATATTGAATATCTACCGTAATGTATTTTTCCTTTTCCATTGTTTTTCACCGTTCTCCGATCTTTTATCTAATTTTGTCTAACTAAAATTGACGGCCAACGGACGAGTATGGGCTGTTTCCCTGTCGGGCAGGCTCTACTCCATACCTAAAGCTAATCATCCTTGGCCGATATTCATTTTATGATTGCAAACAGGGCTAATCCAGTATCAATAGCCATGAGGACCACCAAAAAATATACCCACCATCCGGCCTTACCTGGAACCACACAGGTTCTTTTTTCTTTACCGATCCGTTCGATCATGCTTTTCAAATGCACAATATCTGATTCCATGTCAACGATTCTTTGTTCCAGTTCCCCGGTCCATTCTTCCTGAGAACCCAACCCCTTGTTCACAACATCTCAATAGCCTTTCTTTTAGATTCTGTCAAGGATTGAAGATAAATATTTGTGGTATCGAGCGTGGTATGACCAAGAAGTTCCTGGATGGTCTTGAGATCAACCCCGGAATTAGCAAGTTGAGAAGCCCCGTAATGTCTAAACTGGTGGAAACCAGAGATCGAGTAGACCCCTGCTCGGCTGGCGCACCTTTTTAATTTTTTCCGCAAGTCCCGGTAGGGTTGACCGTCTACACTGGATTTCAAAACGTACCCTTCCTTCGGGTCCATCAAAGTCAAAGTTTCCAACAGGAACCCATTGATCGGAATCTCCCGGATCATTTCGTTTCCGTCTCTTGTCTTTCTGGTTCTTAGGTACAATACTCTTTTTTCCAAGTCTACGTCTTTCCATTGCAACCCCCTGATTTCCGAAATTCGTCCCATTGTATAGACCAGTAGGAGAATAAGCAATCTATTCGTTCCCTCATTAGCAGCGACCAGAGTTTCAATATCCGCCTTAGTAGGAATAACTTTCTGTTTTTTTGAGAGAGGAAATTTCCGCAAAGGACCCATTGGCGATCTGTCAATAAACCCCATGTCCACACACCATCTAAAAAAATTTCGCAATATTTCAAAATCCAGATTTGCGGAACGAGCAGACAGATTCTTCCTCTCCACCAAATGAGTTTCAATATCAGCAGGCATAATTTGGGTAATATCTTCATGGAACCATTTTGGGAAATACCTTGAACCGATATATCTTTTTGCATCAAACCATGCCTTGCTATTGTAGGCTTCACAATGTTTGAGATATTGATTCCATAGTAGACCGAACAAGTTGTCTTGAATAATTGCGGGGGTTCTCGATAATCGTCTTGTTAATTTTAGCTTGTATTTGATCTGCGCTTGGGCCTCCATAGCCTCTTCTTTTTTGTCGTATCCCCGTTCTCCCCGGTAGTATTGCCCCAGGTGCATTACCTTGACATACCAGTGATCTTTGTATTTCCATATAGCCATCTAACCATTCCTGCGAAGTGGTCCAACGGCGACCAATCTTTACACCCAATTCCTTGGCACGTTTATAAATCCAGGACTTAGGTTTCTTGAGATATTGTGCAGCTTCATCTAAGGTTAAATATAACATATTCATATAAAAAAATCAACCCTCCTCCAACTCCTTGATTCTTGCTTCCAACTCAAATCTTTTCATCGTCTGACCATGAATTATTTCCCCTAATTTGTCAGCGTGAGATTGAAGGTTCTCGATGTGGGAAAGGAGATATTCAATAGAATTATCTAACCATGTTATAGAATGTTCTTCCCTATAACTCTTCTCAATCTCTTTTACCTTCTCATCCATCTTTCCCCTCCTTCTCCAACTTAGTTCCATCTGATTCCGTATAAATGTCCTCCTTTTCGTCATCAAGGAAATCGAGACTCTTATTTTGGTTCTTCAGACCTTCTTGTGTAAAGCATGCTCCGTCCGGACAGTCAATAAAATGCCCAATCTCACACCCACACTTAGAACATTTCTCATCCGTCTCTTGGGTCATCTTTCCCTCCCGACGGCCAATGGGGTAGGCGAGGTCGTGTTTTGATATTATCTCAAGTCGCAAGCCTAAACCATTGGCCGCATTATTTATTCATCATTGGACAAACTGGTTTACAAATACAAAATCGTTCACACCGTACCGCCTGACCGGGACGTTCCACAACATGAAATTCCTTATCGGTCTTTCCATTGTCAATCATCCATTGGTTCGCTTCGCTGAAACTATCGAGGACCCTGGTTGCCTTCACGTTCTTACCCTTCATCACGGCATAGGTGGTGGGGCGCAACCAACGATCAGCATCGGTACATTTAATCTGATTCCAGTTTTCCGTTTTTGTAATATTGCTTTCGTCTGCAAGGGGAAGGATGAGAAGCGTATCTGCATATTGGTGACATAAAACCCTGGCCTCAATATACTGCCTTGCCCATTCCAACGTCCACAATTCGATCTCTTGTTCAAAAAATGGTATCGGGGGATAATCATCATTTCCGTATTGTTTCATCTCGGACCAATCCCGGAGGATACCATATATCTTGGCGTGTTCAACCTTCATACCGTAAAAATAAGCCATGTAGTTATAGACGTTAAGTTGTTTCACCCATGATTCTTTTTCGCCAAGCAAAAACGAATAAACCGATGTTACCTTGAGATCAATCAGTTCATTGCCGATTATCAGGTCCGATCTTCCGGTAACATCCATCCCATTGACGGGCATCTTCATATATTGTTCAGCCTTGGCATCGTGGGGCCTTCCACGCTGAACCACGGTATGTGCAGCCATCCCAAGTAATGCCCATAGGCGATCACTGGCATCTTCGGTAAGCTGATCCCAATGCTTTATTTTTAGATACCGAATCAACGGAGAATCAATGAGTGCCGTAACCGCTACCCTGCCGATAGCCGGAGGCCATGATTCCCCGATAGACCTAACGATTATTTCTGGTAAGTTAAATTTGTTTGTTAAGATCATTTATCCTCCCATTGTGTCCAAGTTCCAAGTGAATCCCATTTCTTTTTGGACATTGTGATAGTGGTAATTTGGATTGAAGAACCAAGGTATTGCAATGGAATCCTTAAATTATCTAAAATGTTTGCCTTATCCAGTTCCCACATGATTTGTCCTTCCCATGTGATCTGGTAAACCTTTAATAATTTTGATTTCATTTTTTTGCTTCCATCTTCATTAATTTCTCAATTACCGTTGATGCCTGTTTCCGGGTGAGGTCCTTCATGGATTTTAAATCGGATAAATCCAAAATCATTTGAATATTATGTAGATGGTTCTCGTCTTTATGTCCAAGCCGATGCAGTTCTACCCAAATCTTTTTCGTTTGGGGTTCGGAACACGGGACATCAAATGTCTTTTGAGGTTCAAAAACCTTTTCGGTTTCTTTTATGGCTTGATCTGCCGTTATACCGGAGAGTTCCGGTTTCACTTCATCCTTGAGGCCCAAAAAGAATTGGACCCACTCCATTATTTCCTGCGCTGCCCTGGTAGGATCAATACATGGATGCGCCAATAAAGCAATGTAAACAGCCGTTGCATTGTTGTACGCATTGGCAAGTTCCATTCCCAGGCTTTTTGTAGCAGAGATTTTTTCGATAGAGGTTTGTTTCCGTTCAAACAATTTTGAGGTATCGGGTCCTGACATAATGTTTCTCCTTTTTCTTTTATTAGAATATGTGGAAATTTACCTGTCCATTCCAGGAAGGTTAAAACATGAATATATTTGGGTAATGCCTCATTGGAGGCTTGGTCCACTAATATCTTAATACACTCTTTCATTCCAAATAATTTTAGGTTGTTCTGAAGCTGATCGTAAAGGTCTGCTGCCGATTCTTGAAGAATTACTTCCATCGTTTTCATCAAATGAATTATAGCCGATTGGATATACTTTTTCACTACTTTTATTTGATTGGGTAATTTAAAGGTAAGGATGGTTTAAAATGATTGGGATTTAAGTACTGTGGGTAATGGAAAGAAGTTATTTTTGCCCTTGGAGTTTATCTAAAAGATGCTGAAGGGTTGCTAATTCGTTCGGATCGAGTGGACTTTTTGTCACTTCTATGAATTTGGGTTCTTCGCTTTTCTTTCCGGTTAGTAGATAACCTATTGTAATTCCTAATACATCAGCGATCTTATCAGCATACTTTCCGGGGGGTTCTCTCCATCCATTATAATAATTACCGAATGTCGCTTCGCTGCAACCAAGGGCAGTTGACATATCGTGCCGGGTGATCCCCCGCCGGGACATAAGTGTCTGGATACGTTCAGCAAGTTCAGGATGTTTAACGGTATTTCTTACCGATGGACGGCCAACTGAACCCTTCATTCTTCTCATAAAAATCCTCCAAATTTAAAACATTTGTATAAATGTGTTGAAATAAGTTTACGAATGTGTTATCCTCTAATCACTGACCAACCAACAACCGGGTCTTGTTTTTTAAAGGGAATCTTACATGAAATCTAACACAAACGATTTAGTTTGTCAAGGCGAAAGTGTATATTCGGATAAAATAAATATATATTCAACCCCGTCTGCTGTAAAGAACAGAGAAAGATCCCGACAATATTATTACGATCATTTAGAAGAAGTCAAGGCTAAAAACAAAATATACCGCACCAAAAATCTAAGCAATAGGAAGGCTTGCTTAGAAGTTTTGAATGCTAAATATCTCTCTGCTTGGACGAAATACTTTAAATCAATCTACGGCAACCAACCTATATGTGAGGTTTGCGGTAAAAAATTATTATGGTCAGTTGATAACCCAAATATAAAGTCCAAAGATCGTATATGTTTCGATCATAGGTATAATCAAACTCCTATCAATTGTATACCAGCTATATGGTATCGTAGTCGTCCCTGTATTGATAAATATCAAAAAATATGGGTCCAATGTCATTTCGGATTATTATGTGGTCAATGTAATGTATGTCTTCCTACGAAAAACAGAAAAACGTGGTTAGAAAACATTAACCGATATGTGGGGAAAACCAATGAAACCATGTAAACCCAGGGAACCTTGTCGTAAATTCACCTGTTGTCACAATATGTTTTATGAAAAGATTTTCGATGCCAACGGAACCGACCTGAAGGGCCAAGAAAATCATCTTATACCACACGAAAATGAATTGTCAAAATCATTTTTTAATTGCATGAACGAGTTAGATCGTCCGCTTACCCTGGAAGAGATCGGAGAAATATATTGTGTATCTGGCCGTATGACAATATGGCGGATTGCAAATAACGCATTAAAACACCTTAAAAATAAAGCCAAACCATTACGAGAGTATTATGTTAAATAAGGCCCTCCAATATCTCGAACATGGGTTTTCGATCATTCCGGTAAAACCGGATGGTTCAAAAAAACCATATATTAAATGGGAACCATACCAGTCGAAAAAGCCGACTAAATATGAAGTAGAAACCTGGTTTACTCATTGGCCGGATGCTCAAATCGGGATCATAACCGGGAAAATCTCCGGTATCTGTGTGGTTGATATTGATGACCCGGATGCGCAAGAAATTTGGGGATTGCTCCCCGATCCTGCAATTATCCCTACATCTCATACCCCCAAGGGCCTGCATTTGTACTTTAAGTGCCCTGCGGACCCTCCCGGCAACAATACGAGGGTTGTTCCGGGATGTGACTTCCGGGGCGAAGGTGGGTACGTTGTAGCCTACGGGTGGCTTCCCGGTCAGAGTATCTTCGAGATCGAACCGCCGGAACTGCCGTCAAATTACATGACATTTGTAGCCCGTAGGGTTGACATTCGTTTCCCGGTTTCACCAATCGTTGAACCCCCCGTTTTGGTTGAGGGACGCAGAGACGAAGATATTTTTAGTTTCGTCAATGCCCTGGCTAAGTCGGGTTGGAACAAGGAAAGAATACTACAATATGCCCTGGCTTTTGGAAGGGCCTGTACCCCACCATTCCCGCCCAAAGAGGTCGAAAAATGCGTTGAATCTGCCTTGAAGCGGGATGTGGCCCGGAAGATGCCCTTGGCCCAGGAGGTCGAGTCTTACATCTCCTTACAAGAAGGCTACTTTTCCCTGACAGATATTAGACAGAACTTACATATCCTGACAAAACCTGACAAGGACAATCTGGATCAGATAGTCCGTAGACTCAAACTGGCCAAAATTATTGAGAAATATGGAAAAAGGGCCGGTATTTATCGCAGGGTTGAGACAGATTATGAGGTCATAGACCTGACTACGCCTGACGATGCCTACGTTGACGTAAGATACCCCTTCGAGCTTGAAAGGCTGATCCTGACCATGCCCAAGAACATTATCATCTGCGCCGGGGAACCCGATAGTGGAAAAACCTCTTTTCTTCTCAATTTCGCTGAAATGAATATGCACAAGCATACGATCCGGTATCTGACCTCTGAAATGGGTAAACCGGAACTCAGGGTCCGTATATCCAAATTTAATACGATGCCGAAAAACTGGAAGGTAGAATTTATTCCCAGGGCCTCCAATTTTGCCGATCTGATTCTGCCCAATGATATTACCCTGGTTGATTACCTTGAGATCAGCGAGGATTTTTTCAGGGTTGCCGGAATGATAAAGGAAATCTTCGATAAGTTGGATCGGGGAATCGCAATGATCGCATTACAGAAGAATAGGGGAACCGACCTGGGCCTGGGCGGGGGGCGTAGTCTTGAAAAGGCTCGATTGTATTTAAGCATGAGTCCAGGACGTATAAAAATCACAAAAGGCAAAAATTGGGCAAGCGAACAGAATCCGAATGGATTAGTCCAAGGTTTTAAATTGGTCCAGGGGGCACATTTCATAAGATTGGGTGAATGGCATAAGGAGGAATCAGATGCAACCATACGCTAACATGAATTTACGCCTTGTCGGAACCAGGGGTATCGAACATAAGTTTGAAAAGACTATAGTTCGCAGCTATGAGTTGAAAATGAGAATCAAAAAAATGAAACAACTATGGGCGAGGTTAGGGAAAATAAGCAAGGCGGGTGAAACCAATGAAAACCAATAAATACCTTGAAATCGAACGGAAGAATCATATTAATTTGTTTCCCATAGAACCCAAACCCCGGAAGCGAGCCAAGAAGAAGGTTTCCCCAAGGGTGGATTTCAAGAATCAGCCAAGACGATGTGAGATGTGGGGGTGTGATGAATGGGCAACCAAGGTAATTGGCAACGTCACAGAACAACATTTTTATTGTGATAAAGATTGGAGACGAATCATTGAAAAAAACCAAGAAGGTGATCTGGCAGAAACATCACCTGTCGTACATACCGGAAGTGATATTGAAGGTGCGGAAATCTGAGCACTGGCCGATCACGCAACTTCAAAGATTTGCTGCATTAAGTAGGGGGGCTAAACGAGCGATCCGATTTATTGCCCGGACCAAACCGGATTTTACCGAGAATTGACGCAAAAAATCCAAATTCCATTCAGAATAAATTCCACCATGTTACGCTTGTTTCCCGCAAAAACCGTGATGCGATAAATTTCTTCGCACCATTTTCCCCACTAATCCCATAGGAATACTATTCCCTACCTATCCGATGGGATTTCTTCCTGATTTTTCTGATAGGTATAATAACCCCGTAGAATAAACCAACTAAATACCATAGACCCGTTAAAATTATAATTCCTACTTCAAGCATGATGCAGTATAAAACATCCGGTTTGACTTGTCAATAGGTTTGGCATAAAAATTGAATACAGATTTGATTAGAATTTTTTAATCTGATTGTGAAATCAAAAAGTATGCCATATATATTTTACTCAATCATTTTATACGATTGAATAAACTTTTAGATTGTGAATAAAAATCTGGCATGATTCTTTCGTGCTTATTAATAGTATAGGCATAAAAAATGAAATGCAAATTCCAAAAAACCTGTAAACATTATAGATCATTTGGATATGATAAATCAAGAAAATGGCTTTGCATTTATAGTGATTATAACATTGATAGGGTAAACAAGGTTAAAATTTGGAAATGTATTTACAAGAAGTAATTTTTTTTAACCTTAATATATCCGGGTGAATAAAATGAATGAAACACAATATCTAATTTGCAAAAAGAGAAAAAATCAACCCAAGATTGATATTAGAATTTGTCTTTTTGCAAAATGCAAAAATCTGATACAGGTTAACCCTGTTTCACCGTCTACGACTGATAGTTATAGGTGCAAATTAAAATGATAAACCTGACTAAAATTATGCTTTACGAAAATGGGGAATTGACGGAAGAAGAAACTGTTATTTTTTTTCAAGAGTTAATTGACAATGGAATGGCATGGACCCTTCAAGGTTGTTATGGCCGTATGGCCGTAGCATTAATCGAAAGCGAATTATGTCATTCCAAGGAGGTTAGCTATGCTAAACCTACAAAAAGAAATCGCTAAATATGGCGGTGTTGAAGCGGATGATTGGGATTTATTGGGAAAAGAGATTGAATCAATATTTCATGGAAATCAATGGATAGAATTTAATTTAGAAAAACCTATCATTATTAAAAATTGGGAAGAGATCGTCAACCGGATGGATGAAGAGATCATGGCATCTTGTAAGACTAAAATTTGGATTAACCCTAAACTCTATACGCCAAGCGATAGGGAAAAACCGTATGTGGTAGGGGAAATAGAATGAAAATCATTAACGCCACTCAAATAACAAGTCTTGAAACCATGAAACCATATTCCATTCTTATGTTCGGAAGATGGATAAAGATTGAATCGAACCATGATGTAACAAAATGGTTACGAATTAGAGATAAACAATTAAACAAAAGGGAGGTCAAAAACCATGAACCAAACAAACTTGATTAAAAGCTTTGTAGAAAAAAATGAAACAGGGGGTACTTCAAGCAATATGTTTATTGATGGGAATATTCTTTATTCTTATGGGCATCATTTTCCGTTACTGGTAAGGCGGCAAGATGGTTTTTTGATGAACGCTGACCATTACAGCGTTACAACATCACACCATCAAGCAAGGTGTGCAAAACATGCCGATTTTCTCATCCCATTTAGCATCTTGTCAAGATTGCATCTTGACTACATGACAGTCAAGATCATAGACCAGTCAAAAGAGAGATGGGATTTAACGGGGTATAAAAAAGAAGAGTGGAATGATGGACAAAACGGATACCACATAGAACATATTTCTGTTTCAAAATATGAATCTTTATCCAATGAAAAAAAAATTGGATGGGAAGAAGTCGAAGAGCGTAGACCTGTATCCCTTGTCATGGCCAACCCCGACAATGATAAATGTTATCTTGCGTCAATGGATAACAACAACTATTTCGCAAGCGAATTGCCATGTCCGGTTGATACAGTAGAATTGGCATTTCATATATTAAGACCAGTTGAGGTAAGGGGTCTTATTGAGGGAACTGACTATTTGAGACAGGGTGAGTGGTTTTTCATTCCTTGCGGTGGGGCTAAACCATTAAAAAGTTCTATTCAAAAGGGGATGGAAAAAGATTGGTTTGAACGCAAGGTATATAATTACAATGGTATTGAACCAGCGATTGTAACACAAAAATATAATAAGATTGTTCCGATTGAATTTCTTCACAATCGAAACCAGGACCTTGAACCTCATCATTACGCCACTGAATACGGGTTTAATTTAGGATGTCCGCATATGGTTCGGGGTACCGTTCATCATACGAATCACGATCACAAAATGCTTAAATTAGGTAATGGCCGTCAATGGTATATGGCAATCGAATCGAACCATGTATTGAGTGTTGGAGTAGGGATGGTAGACTAAAATGGAAGAAAACTAAGAAGAAGGGGGTGATGAAGAATGATAATTTATCACATATTTGATAGTGACGGAGAAAACTTTATTTTAAGTACGAAGGATATTGAAACAGCTATGGAATACGCTGATAGGGGTTTTCAAGTAACCAGTGTTAGTCCTAAAGACAACAATGAAATGTGGAGCGATTATCAGATATAGGATAGCTGGTCCCTTCTCTAATGGGGTTTAAATCGCTTCCAATGGGGTTTAAACCCCTTTTCTTTGCCTGTCCATGTCCTAACCCCTACCCATTTGATTAAATTAACCGGTTTTATCGTTTAGATCGAATAAATCAATCAAATTGTGTTATAATTGGGCATGAATGACCATTGGGAATACCTCAAAATCCCTAAACAAGTAATTAAAAACAAGCATTTACGGGCTACCGCTAAACTCCTTTACGGATATCTCATATTTAGGCAAGGCGGGAACTCTTACAGCTATTGGACGATAAATCACATGGCAGAAGATACGGGCACTCCATACGGGACCATTCGAAAGGATATAAGGCAATTGGGTGCTTGCGGATATATCGAGATCAAACGAACCATTCGACATAAAAAAAGACATAATCAGTATCGAGTTATTGGTCCAAGGTGAGCGTTCGCTGGGGACGTTAAAAACTAAAATGAAAGAAATAAAGACTAAAACCAACCAAACCCAAACCCAAACCCAATACAATATAACCCAAACTAACCCAAGTCTTTTATCGGGTCCTTGCGTGGGTTCTCCAGGACCCTTTAAGTCTATACTGAATGTATCAAACCAAAACATAAATGCTGGTATTTTGTATCAAACCAAACTAACCCTTGCTATGCTTGTGATATAATGCACAATGTATCTGTAAAGAGATAGCATAAGACAGAAGATATGACCCAATCATACAATTCCTATGGGAATAGTAGGGATTATTGTGAAATGATGATACAAGCTATACGATTGTCTAACTATTTATCTAACTGTCAATGTAAGTGCTTGATTTCATTGGATAGGTCACTTGGTTCACAATCAAGTGATCGTGTCAACCGGAAAGAATTCTTCCGGTTTTCGAGGCCGGCACCCCAAAGTTTTGGAAAGCCGGTCAAGCCGAGGTCATGGTCAGCAAATTTTTTAATTTCAGTCCGTTATGAGGATTCCCGTAGTGGACAAAATGTCACAGAAATTAATGGTTGACCTAATTAATGGTATCTTGGTGGATGTTCAATCAATTCAATGGGTTGGTTCAATTATGTACAGAATTAGAAATAGGGGGGTATCCTATTTTTTATCCTCATTTTAAACGATTGGAGAAATTAAACAATGCTATGCAATGAATGTTTAAAGAGAAATTCGTGCGAGGAGTTGTGTGAAGAAGCGGAAGAATATGCCTCACAGGATTGGGGATACCTACAGGAACTCACAATTGGGGACCCTACGTACGGGAAACCCTGGCCGACTATCCTCAAGACGGATGAAGCAAGGGAACGGCTAAAGAAGTCATATTCGGTGTTAAGTCCCGGAGAAATCGCAGTAGGGGCATTGTTATCCTCTGGTTTTTCCCGCCATGAAATCTGCCAACATCTTAAAATCACAGATAAAGCCCTCAAAAGACGCATAGAGAAAATTCGCAAGAAAATAAAAAAATAGGGGAATTTCTCCTAAAGGTGTGAAGACAGTATGCGGATATGGTGTCCTTTCGGTCAAGAAGGCCATTGAGCGTGGCTATATTGACGAGGAAACCACTAAATGCGGTATCTGCGACCTTCCTGGTCGTAGGGTAATGTTGGACCAGAATATCGTAGATACGGTTCTTTGTAAGGAATGTTACAAAGAGTTTGTGGACGCAGACCTATCCTTATGACAATGGAACCAGAAACTCCATTAATTCAGATAGTTACCCCCATTGCGGATGCAGAGAACCTATTACGGGTCCCGGAGGCTAAAAAGGATAAACTGGCTAAGGTTAGGACCGACAAAGACGGGAAACTGGTTTCGAAGTCTGCGGACGTAAAGGAATCTTACTTCAGGGCGTTCCTGATGTCCGGGGGCATAAAAAGACTCGTTCAGTTGATCGAGCAGAAGAAACAGGGCAAAACTAAGGATTCTCGTTCAAAGGCGGCTCTTGCCGACAAGAGATTCCTTGAATATTGCTACAGGGTCCTTCCGGGGTTATTCCCGAAAAAGACCGAACTTGAGGTCGAACGCCGATCCGTGATCTTCGTATTCGGGGATGGGAAGAAAGAAACCTTTGAGGCGATAGAAACCGTTGTGGATGCGGAGGTTGGAGGGTGACCATTAAACCTGGAGATTTATTTTTCACAACGTCTCGGTCTTTCGTGTCTGATGTGATTCGTTTTGTCACCCACTCCAAATGGAGTCATGTGCAGATCATAAGCAGAATAGATACCAACAGGCATCTGTATCAGACCGGAGGGATCGAAGTAATTACTGCCGATACTCCCATCGTCATTTGTCGGGACGTCTCTCCCGATGAGTGGGCTAAATATGCGATTCTTTCTCTCAAGGGGGATCATGCCTTTTTTAGTGCGGAGGTTAAGCGTGTTCTCGATTTTTGCTTTTCATGTATTGGTAAAGGATATGACTATTGGGGGCTTGCTGATTTTCTTTTTAACGAGGAATTGCAGACCGTTGAAAAATGGTTCTGTTCGGAGTTGGCTTATACAGCATATCTTAAAGCACCAAGGCAACTTCAGGAAAGAATCAAGGGGGCCTATGTAAGTCCAGAGTTACTTTATGTTTCACCATTACTGCGGGTGGAAGAGGAGGTCAGTTAAATGAATTGGAGAGGATGGTTATTGGGATTCGTCATTATGCTTTTACAAACTTCGATGACGGCTTTCAATATTGTTGGTCAGTTTCCCAATACAACCGAATATCAAATGGTTATAATTCTTTACCCTGTGGTTGTGGGTATGATTGTAACATTTCTTGTGAAGTCTCCTATCCCGGGAGCCGTATTACCTCCCGGGATAGTTAATGGAGTTCAAAACCCTTTACCTTTAACGAAATAGAGGAGGAAATTAAAATGGCAGAGTCAACTACTACGGGACTTAATACCCTGGAAGCGGCAGTTGAAACAGCAGTTGGAGCAGCAACGGCTTCTTCTCCGTACGGGGCAATTGCAGTAGCAGCCACTCCACTTGTGGAGGCCCTGGTTGAGAAATTCTTTGATAAAATTTTTGGTAGTTCCACTACTCCGGCAGCAACTCCGACCGTACCCACTCAGGATACGGTTTCGGTGTTATTGAGAATTGCTGCGGCCCTTGAGGCAATTGAGGCGAATACCAAGAAATAGGTGACTTATGACGAAAAGTGATCTTTTAAAGTTGGAGAGACAAATTAAATTATTAAAGGAACTTGTGTTTTTACTGGAAAAAATGAAAAGGTTATCCGGTGTCCTTGGTGTTGTGAAGAAATGTCCGAACGAAGAATAGTTTTAAGTCCAAGTCAGGAGAAAATGGTTCGGAGCGATAAGACCGTAGTGGTACTTATTGGTCCGAAGGGCGAAGGTAAAACCTATGGTGCGATTGGTGCGATCTTGCATCATGCTACCAGGTTTCCATACAAGATTCGTGGGGCGGTAATCCGAGATCGTTTTACGAATATCCAAAGGCATACCATTCCTTCTATTATGAAGGCGGTTGGAGACGTAGTTACGTTTCACCGTGATGGGGCGTTAATGAAAGGCCCCAACTTTGAAGCCGACCTGTTCGGTGTTGACGATCTTGCTGATCTGTCAAATTTACAAGGATCGGAGTATTACTTCGTATGGATCGAGGAACCCGCCCCCGTTTTTGAAGTTGGTTCTGCCGGATTAAGGGAAGATGTTTTTGATATTTGCTATGCTCGTGGTGGTCGAGAAGAGGGTGCGATAGACAGGGTATTTGTGACCATGAACCCGGCCAGTAAAGCGCATTGGACTTATAAGCGATTCGTTCTTAAACCGGAAACTGATTTTGAGGTTATTCGTATCCCATACGGGGAGAATCCACATCTCCCATCCAAGGAACGAGAGAAAACAAAACGTGCATATATAAATCGTCCAGAGATGTATATGCGGTATGTAAGTGGCGAGTTCTCAAGCGTGAACCTGGGAGAAGCCGTGGTTCCTGAGTTTTCTGAACTTAGAAACCGATCTTATTACCCATTGGTTCCGTTTGAGACACTTACCTTTAGACTTTGGGATGGATGGATGAACCCAACTTGCGTGTTTGTTCAGATCACCCCAAGGGGCCAGATTGAGATTTTGGCAACTCTTTGTGGTGAAAACATTGGCGTGAAACAGTTGATTAATGATTCTGTAAAACCATTGATTGCTACAAAATTTTACAAGATTAAGGAATGGAGAGATATTGGTGATCTTCATTTGAGAGACAAGGATCAGTCTGATTCAACCAAGAGTGCTGCCGAGATTATTGAAAATGAATTTCATACATATTTTGAAGATGGTGAAATGTCATGGGAGAGACGAAGGGAAACATTAAAGGAAGGATTTAACATGACCGTTGACGGTGATCCCAAGATCGTTGTTTCCTGTGATGATGATGTAATGCTTGAGGCCCTGGGTGGGGGTTGGCATTACCATAAAAATTCATCCGGTCTTGTTTTGACCGATAAACCCGTGAAGGATAAATATTCACACCCCGGCGATGCCTTGTCTCATGGGTTGGCCGCCATTCTTCATCCCGGAGAAAGTGCATCAAAACCAAGGGTGGAAAAATACGAAACACTGTACGATCCATTTGTGGAAGATAGACCAAGACTTTATGCACCAGAACCTAAACTGACCGAATGGAATCCATTTGACGAAGAAAGGGTAAGGTAATGCCAGTTAAAAAAGGACAGGCTGGAGTTAAACAGGAAATGGATAAATTTGAAGCGGGAACATTACATTCTGGTTCCAGCAAGGGACCTATTGTTAGGAACCCTAAACAGGCAATAGCCATATCATTAAATGAAGCGGGGTTGAGTAAGAAAAATAAGAAACGTCATAGCATTTTAGGGGGATAATATTATGGCAAGGGTAATTTTTGTAGACGAAATCTTGGCATGGATCAATGTAAATCAGAGGGATGAAACGGTTCCGGTCACTCCGGTAGTTCCGGTCACTCCGGTTACTCCGATAATTCCATTGGGGCCATTGGGTTCCATGACCAATCCCATTAAACTTAATCAAATAACAACGAAAGTATATAACGGATATATCCCCTCAACTTCTCCCAATGGTAGTAGGGGGAATATTTCCATACCTGCAACCTCGAAGGTTTATTATGAAGTTGATCCCATTGGGGCTTTTAAAATGTCTGTTACGTTCGGTTCTGGTGCTGGTGCAGTATGTAAACTCATACGGGATAAGATAACCGGGGAGTTTTCATCGGAGGTATGTGTAGGATCGGATTCATTCATAGACATCATTTTGGCTCCCCTGGCAAATAAAACGTATCTATATGCAATTGATAATTCATTCTCCGTTGGTGTTGCCAACGATGAGATGTGGATACAAATGCCGTTCGTCCCGTAATCGGGAAAAGGAGATAACATGGCAAAGAAATGGATTCAGGGAGCGATTAAACATCCGGGTGGATTACACAAAGCGTTAGGTGTTCCAGAGGGACAGACCATTCCAGCCTCTAAGGTTTCAGCAGCAGTAAAGAAAGGCGGACACCTTGGACGTATGGCACAGTTGGCGCAAACCCTTGGGAAAATGAGTCACGGTAAACATTCCGTGATGGGGAAGAAATGAACGGACAAACATTGGGTTTGTTAAATACACTCGTATCGAACGAAAGGGCGAAGGACCCGGAACATAGAATTACTTCAATTCACATGGGGAATGTCTTTGTTGGATTGCAGAATGAATTTGTAATGAGTCGTGATACGAGAACGGCTTTTCCACTTTGCGAGATTGGTGGTATTTCGATCATTATTGATGCCCGGTGTGAAAACGAATATGTTGTGTTGAGGGATAAAGAAGTATTTAAACCGAAAGAACCATCGAAAGAAATTATCATTGATGGTGTTAAGCCGAGCAAGAGTTGGCTTAAAAAGTATGGGTATGGAAAATGACGGAGGAAAACCAGATGTCAGAAATATCAAATATTTTTCAACAAGACAAACAAAACAGTGAAGAGAAAAAGAAACAACAGATAGCACAGACGTTGGCGGCTGCCAAGAAAAAACAGGAAGATGAGGCTGCACAGGCTATTATGGACGAACAAAAGAAAAAGGCCCGTTATGGTTCTGGTGCTGTTCCAATGACGGAGTATCTTGGTACGAGTCAATCGGGTGTTCGCAAGACCCTGTTGGGGGGTTAATTAATGGCAACAAAATGGGATGCAGACGGAATCATAAAAAAGTATGACCGCCTTTATAACAGGGATGCTAACTGGCGGTTACTCTGGCAAGACGTAGCAGATTATATTATTCCGAAACGATCTAATATATTGGTCAAGAGAACTCCCGGCATGAAACAGACTACAAAGTTATACGATTCAACCGCCATTCATGCAAATGAACTTTTGGCCGCTTCCATGAAACAGGCCATAACTCCGGCAAACGTTCAATGGTTTTCGTTGAGAATAAGAAATGAAGAATTAATGAAGAATGATGACATAGTCAAATGGCTTGACGATTGCGCCAAAAAGATATTTTTAGGTTTTCATCAAAGTAATTTTGATTCAGAGGTACACGAACTTGATCTTGATCTTGGTGGTTTTGGAATGGGGGCTATGTATTCGGAAGAGACTATTCCGTTTACTGGTTTTAGGTTCCATACTGTTGCCATAGGCGAATATGTCATTGAAGAAAATGCCGATGAGGTTGTTGATACACTTATTCGCAAAATACAACTTACGGCAAGGGCAGCATTTCAGCGTTGGGGAAAGGATGCCGGTGATCGAATTGTTAGGGCCATGGATAAAAATCCAGAACAATATTTCAACTTTCTACACATGGTTACTCCATTAAATAAGTCATTCTATCAGGGTTATTACGTTGTACTTGAGGGAAAGACTATCCCGGAAAAACCAAAGATGTATCGTGAATTTCCATATTTTGTTCCACGTTGGGGAAAAACTTCTGGAGAAGAAAATGGTCGTGGTCCCGGTTTTGTGGCAATGCCCGATGTTAAGACGTTGAACAAGGCGGTTCAACTTGAACTCAAGGCTCTCGCCAAGATGATTGATCCTCCAATAAAACAAAGTGACGGTGGTGTTATCGGTGTAGCCAGATTACAACCGGGTGGAATGACTACCGTACGTCCAAATGCAGTATTTGAAGCCATGCAATTTAAGGTTGATTTTGCTACAACCCAAATTAAATCCGAGAGTCTTAAGAAATCCATCAGACAAGTTTTTTATAGCGACCAACTGCAATTGCAGGAAGGTCCACAAATGACGGCTGCCGAATCTTATATCCGTTATGAGTTGATGCAGAGAATATTGGGACCTACCCTTGGAAGGGAAGAACGAGAATTTTTAAATCCCCTGATTAGACGACAATTCGGGATCATGTTTCGGGCTGGTTTTTTTGAACCGCCCCCCGGAGAACTTGCTGGACATGAACATGAGATAGACATTGAATATGAAGGTACAATGGCAAAGGCCCAACGGAGTTCGGAGGTCAATGCACTAACAGATGTTTTACAAATTTCCGCTTCTGTTGCTCAATTACATCCCGAAGTTTTCGATTGGTTCGATTTGGATGAAATGATTCATTGGCTCTGCGATGTTCGTGGTATTCCCAAGGGGTTACTTAAGGAGTTAGATGCCGTTAAAAAGATTCGGGATGATCGTGAGAAAGAGGGACAGGTTCAACAGAGCAAACAGGAACAGATGATGATTGCTGAAGTTATCAGAAAATTAACTCCGGCATTAAAGGCTCATGTTATTCGTCCGGGTGTGGTTCCGGGTGGAATGGGTACATCTGGGACTGGTCCGCAGGCTATGGGACCACCTTCCGCCGGAGCAACGGGAGCAGGAGCAGGAGGTATTGAAAGTGCGCCACAAGTCGGTCCCTGATAATAAGGAATATAAGCGTGTCCTGCCTTATTTTGAAACTTTTTCATCTGAGTCGGGCAAGGCCGTCTTAAAAGATATGCGTAAAATGTATTTTGATCGTCAATCTTATGTTCCCGGCGATCAGTACGCAACCGCTTTCTTGGAGGGTCAACGATCCGTGGTTGCTGATATTTTATCGTTTTTGTCTCAATCTAAGCACCCGGAGATTTTCGAGGAATCTCCTGATGACTACAACGAATAAAGGAGAAAACAGTTTATGGCATTTCAAGACGTAGCGACAAATTTGGGGCTGTCGGAAGAAGTGGTTAAAGCGATCCCAGAGGAACTACGGAATGATAAGTCTTTTGAACCCATCAAAGATTTTACAGGTTTAATGACTTCATTTCGTGATGGGCAGAAGATGATCGGAGGTTCGGTTCGTATCCCCAAGGAAGATGCCAAACCGGAAGAGATCGAAGCGTTTTACAACAAATTGGGTAGACCGGAAAAATCTGATGGATACAAATATTCACTTCCGTATCCAGAATATATTGCATGGGATCAGGACCGTATTAAGGATTTTGTTGCCAATGCTCATAAGTCTGGATTTACCCCAAAACAGGTTCAGACCGCATTGGATTGGTATGGAAAGACAGTGGCCGAGGATTATCAGGCAAAAAAGACAGCATTTGAATCTGCCACGGCTACACTCAAGACAGAGTGGGGCGGGGCGTTTGACAGAAATTTGGCTTTGGCAAAAAGAGCCAGGGACTTGTACGGCGGTGAAGAGGCCAAGGCGTTTTTTGCAGATGATCCATCTGGAAATGATCCTATCCTTATTAAGATGTTGGCTAAAATGGCATCCGATCTTGAAGAGGGAGATTATCTTGGTGGACCAGGAGAACCTACTGGTTTAACGACAGAAGATGCCAAGTCGAAGATTGCAGAAGTTTTAAAGAATCCCGAAGATTTATACCATGCTAAATTCGCAGGTAAACCGGGTCACGAAGAACGAGTTAAGGAAGTTCAGACCTGGTACGATCAGGCTTATCGGGCAATTTAACGGAGTGTTTATGCCAGGAATGATTCATTTGTTTCCCATTAAGCATAAGGGGGAACTTAGATCAGCATGGATGTGTGATAAATGCAGAAACGTTTTTGCATTTGATAACAATGAAAAACTTTATTGTCCAAAATGCAAGACAGATGGGTATCCAATGAATCTCGATCCCGGTGAGGGAGAGTCGAGTTTAATTGTGACACCTTAATATGTCGGGTAGCTGAAAGGTCCGACTGATACGCAAAGCGCAGGGGAATCCGGTAAGCGGGTAGTTCTCCGAAAGGTTCAGTTTAAACTTCTGTTCATTTTAAATGAACAATTTGGAGGATTACCATGTCTCAACAGATTACCGTTGCCTTCGTGCAACAGTACACAGATAATGTGCTGATTTTATCTCAGCAAAGGGGTTCCCGTCTTAGGGGTTCAGTTTACGAAAAACCGTTCAATGCCGGTACGAATGTTTACTTTGAAAGGGTAGGGGCTACCTCTGCCGTTAAAAGAACATCACGTCATGCCGATACTCCACTGGTTGATACCCCTCATTCCAGACGTAGGGTTTCTCCCGTTCCTTACGATTGGGCGGATTTGATTGACGAACCCGATAAGGTTCGGACTCTTATCAATCCAGAAAATGCGTATGCCCAAAATGCGGGATTTGCAATGGGAAGAGCTATGGATGATGAAATCATAGCGGCTCTATGGGGTACTGCTTATACGGGCGTGGATGGAACCACCACGGTTGCCCTTCCTTCCGGTCAGAAAGTGGCACAGGATGGCACACCTTCCAGTCTAACCGTGGATAAACTTCTGAAGGCCAAGAAGGTTCTTGATACTAATGAAACCGATCCAGCCGATCCCCGGTCTATTGTTTGTTCGGCGGCAGCAATTCAGGCATTGCTGGGTACTACGGAAGTTAAATCTTCTGATTACAATACCGTTAAGGCATTGGTTCAGGGAGAGATTAATACCTTCGTGGGATTCGATTTTAAAATGTCTGCAAGACTTCCGTTGGTAACAACTGGAACGTATCGGGCGGCCTATGCTTATTGCAAGGCGGGTATGGGTTTAGCAATTGGTACGGATATTAAAACCAGGATTACCGAACGACCCGACAAATCCTACAGTGTTCAGGTTTATGTCAATATGGATTTGGGTGCAACTCGCATAGAGGACGAAAAAGTCGTAGAAATTCCGTGCCTTGCGGGCGATTAATAGTTCGCCTACCATGAGTAGGAGGAATAACGGGGCCGTCCGATAAGGACGGTTCCAGCAACAATTAAAGTCCTACCGACCCCTGATGGGTAGGATGCCTCTGGGCTACAAAAATATAGAAGGAGAAATCAGATGGCTACAATTAATGCAAGTTCGATTGAAAAAGTAAAACAGGATGCGATCCCCATTCAGATGTTAGCACCATTTGAACAAAAGGGCCGCATTAGGGTGTCAAAGACACAATACACATGGCTTACCGGCTTTCTTGATATTGGTTCTACGGTAACGGGTGCAAGACTTCCCGCAAACGCCAAGGTTGTTGGTGGATACCTCATGTCAGATGCTATGGCTGCATCTGGAACTCTTCAGGTATCTATTAACAGTGTAAACCTGGCGGCTGCTCTTGCGGTTGGTGCTGCTACGGCAACCCAACAGCTTCCAGACAAAGACAACTACAAGAACGTTGAAGGAGTTGACTTTGGTGGATTTGCACCAGTTATTACAACTGCTGGTGCTGTGGCTGTGGCTGGTAGTCAGTTGGCGTTGATCCTGTTTTATGTGGTTGATTAATTAACAATTAACGGTGGGGGCTTCGGCCTCCACCAGTTTTTTCGGGTTTTTCATATTCATATGGAGGTTTTAAAATGGCAATATCAGGTAGGGATTATTTATTGGGGATTGTGAATCAGATTAATAAAGCCGTTGGGGAATTGCCTGATTCTATTTTTATCAAGAATACTGGACACCCTTATTTTTCGGGAAAGGTAGACGGATTTATCGAAGAAGTTGCGGGGGTAAAATGTTTTATCAAGGATGCGGTGACGGTTGGAACCCCACAGTACATAAGGTATCCCATGATAACAACTTTTGATACCACAACGTACGCACAGGATACAACTGGCCCGGCTCAGTGGTAAGAATTAAATAATAGGAGGTTACAATGGCAATCGTAGCGTGTGTAGAGGTGAGGGTAGAAGGTAGTCCCAGGGTCAGAATGTTTAAATGGCTTGCAATGGCCCTGGCTGACACCGGCCAACCGGTTTATCTCCCTGTAGATGCAGATAAAAGTATTCAGGTCGTTGGGACGCTCGGTGCGGCAGGGGCTTGTACTATTGAGGGAAGTAATATGGATGGGACTCCCACGTATGCGGCCCTAAATAATCCACAAGGTACTGCCCTGACATTTACCGCATTGGGCATCAAAGAAATTTTAGAGAATACCTATTTGGTTCGTCCAAACATTACTGCGGGTGATGGCACTACCAACTTGAATGTCTATATGGTGGTGAAGGAATAACATTGACCATAGCTTACATTAATAAGAACTCTGCGGCAGCAGCATCGGTCCAGTTAACGGGTGTCACCGCAGGGCATTTAATCGTCCTTTTACTTCATTGGGATACTGTTGGCGGAAATGCAACGGTAAGCGATGGGAGTAGTACGTTTGCCTATGCGAATACGGTATCAGATGGTACTCATAACCTTTATTCAAGATTGGTATACTGTCTTAGTTCGGTTGCCAGTGGGACAGTTACATACACTGGCACATTTCCCGGTGGGTCGGGCCATCAGGGAATGGACGTGATGGAATATAGTTATAGTGCTGGTTCTATTGTTCTGGACAACATCAATCTTGGAGTAGTTGGAACAGGCACTACCGTCGCAAGCCAAAACTTTTCAACCACCGGAACATCAGAAGTTGTTTTTGGAGGAACCGGAGTTTATACCGGTGGATATGCAAATTTCAGTAATCCATTGATAGGGGGGGCTTCGGCAGATCAGAGCGTTACGGATTATGAACAGTATTATAACGGTGGTGCATTATGGTCTAAAATTGCAACGGTAAGCAGTTCAAATGCTGCAATTACTATTGAAAGTGGTAATAACTGGACAGCAGATGCTATTTCGTTTAAGGAATCGGGTGGTGGTGGAGAAACTATCGTTCTTTACAAGATGACCAATTCTTATACGTGTAAAAATATAAATCTTAATATTCACGAAACCTTCCAACTCGTCAAAGAAAGTCTTGCGTGGACCGGCAAATCAGTGAATGTGCATGAAACGATTCAATTAACCAAACAGGTCCTTCAGTGGGTTGGAAAAAGTGTAACCATCTCGGCGGGACAAATTATTCAACTTCTTGTAATGCCCTTGTCATGGGTAGGAAAGGGAATCTTTTTAAAAGAGGTATTGCACCTAACCAAAATGACTATGAGTTGGGTGGGCAAACAAGTAACGTTTTTTGGTGAAGCCATTGGTGGGTTAATGCCAATATTTAGAAGGAGAAGGAGAAAGTAATATGTGGTCGTTTATCAAGAAAATAAAAGAATCGTTTGGTCCGGGTCCGGTAAAGACTTCCTTTGTTGGACACGAATTGATTGTAAATCCCAATGCTCCCGAAAGGCACAAACGTCATATTTCAAGGATTAATACAATCAATGAGGCATTGAAATTTGTTCATCCAGCCAGCGCAGAAGCCATATCCCTTCAGAAAGAATTGAAGCGAAGAAACCTGGAAATGCAACTGGAAGAACTAAAAGGGGGTAACTAAAAATGGCATGGGTTCCGTTTGATTATTATTTGAAGAAACTATTGACCCAGGACGATGCAATTGACCATGATGCGGCTGGCACAACCATCAAGATTATGATGTCTACCGTTACTTATTCGCCAGATCGTGCCGCAAATGCTTTTAAGAGTGACGTAACTAACGAAGTTACCGGTACGAACTATACGGCTGGTGGAAATGCCATTGCCAATAAAACCGTTACAGTTGCCTCCAATGTCATAAAGTTTGATGCCGATGATCCGGCTACGTGGACGCAAAGCGGTACTGGTTTTAGTAACGCCAGGATCGCCATTTTATATAAGGATACCGGAACAGCGTCAACATCTCCATTGATTGCCTATTATAATTTTGGGTCAGACAAGGGCAACGTGGCCGGTGACTTAACGCTTCAACTGGATTCGGCTGGTATTGCTACATTAGCCGGTGCATAAAATAAAATAGGAGGAGTTCGATGCCATCCGAAGTAGAGATTTGCAGCGATGCGTTATTACTTTTAGGTGAAGAACCAATTTTATCTTTTGACGACCTCACAAAAAAGGCTCGTCTTTGTAGTCGGTTTTACCCTCAAGTGAGAGATGCTGTTTTAAGGGCATATCCGTGGAGATGTGCCATTGTACTTGGGGTTTTGAATCAATTGGCTGGTTCCGATGTTCTCGTTGGAACGGGTTATTCTTATACTTACCAACTTCCGGTAGACCCTTATTGTCTTAGGGCATTACTTCTTAATGATGATAAGGCGATTCCCTGGGAAGTTATTGGTAGAAAGTTGGTTACGGATGAATCGGTGGTTACTTTAAAATATATTGCAAAGATCACCGATCCAGGTCTTTTTGATAGTTTATTGATAGACGTCATTGCCACAAGATTAGCTCAACAGATTGCATATCCCGTTACCGGAAATCCGGCAATGACCAAGGCTCTGATTGATATATATCAAATGAAACTTATGGAAGCACGCAGTATTGATTCCATGGAGGGTTCTATTGAAGATTATGAATCTTCAGGTTTGTTGGATGTAAGATAAAACTATGCCAACCATAAAATACATTCAGTGTAATTTTACAAGTGGTATCTTCTCCAAGAAAGTGCATGGTCGTGTTGACCAGGAAAGGTATTATAATGCCGTTGATAGTCTTATAAACTGGATACCATTAATACAGGGGGGGGTAACAAGAAGGCCAGGTTTTCATTTCGTAGACTATCCAAGGTATAACGACAAGGTTTGTCGTCTCATTCCATTTGAATATGGTGTTACCCAGGCGTATGTGATCGAAGTTGGCGATCAGTATATGCGGTTCATAAAAGATGGGGCATTGATTCGCCTGGAATCTGGTTCCAATCTTGTAACGAACGGAGATTTTCCATCTGCCTTGACCGGATGGACAAATTATTCCGTAAGTCCCGGAACGGCTGTTTGGGATGGTGTTGGTACTGCACAATTGGATGGCGGGGCAACTGGAATTGGTTCTATCGGTCAATCAATCACCACCATCAGTGGAAAAACATATCTTTTACGATTCGATGTTATAACAGATAATATTCATTTAAGGGTTGGAACATCGGCCCAGGGAACACAGATTTTAAATGATGTGATCGTTGCACCCGGAACACAAAGACAGGCAACCCTTATTGCAAGGGGAACCACGACATATATTCAATTCTTACGCAAATCAAATGGTCCGGTAAAAATTGATAATGTGGTTTGTAAATTATATGATCCCTATGAACTTACTACTTCTCCATATCTTGAAACCGAACTCCCAGACCTTAAGTGGGCGCAGGATTCCAACGATCTTTATATTACCCATCCTAACTATTGGCCACGCAAAGTAACCCGATCTTCAGATACTTCCTGGACCATAACAACCATTGACAACACATATTTCATTGATGGTCCGTACTTTGCGGAACAAAAAACTCCAACACTTGTTGCATCTGCGGCAACCGGAGACATTACACTTGTGGCTTCTGCCGCCCTATGGAATACGGATAGTCCATCAAAGCATATCGGGGCATTGTGGAGACTTGGTTGGTATTATTGGAAGGATAGTACAACGGGTTTTACATGGGGATGTGGATGTGTTCGCATTACATCGGTTGAGGATTCTACCCATTGTCATGCTACCGTTTTAGCGGATTGGCCGTTGATAACAACTTATTTTTATCTACCCACGACCTTTCAGCGTGAAGGAAGATGGTCGGTATTAAGGGGATACCCGATAACTGTTGTTTTCCACGAAGGAAGATTAATATTTGGTGGTTCCATGACTTCTCCGCAAACATTTTGCGGTTCGGTAGTGGATGATCCATTGAATATGTCTCCGAGTGATAATAAATGCGTGATAACAGATAGCAAGGCCATTTCGTTTACCATAGGTTCTAACCGGGTAAACCTCATTAGATGGCTTCTGTCTGCCAAGGGTTTAGCACTTGGGACTAACGGTGGAATGTTTGTGGCTACCTCATCTCCCATAACACCAACCGATGTTAATTTGGTAAACCAAGGAACGGAAGGTGCATCTTCCATTCAGGGTATTCGCATTGGTGCTTCAATGATTTTTATTGAACGGTCTGGTTCTCAGGTTTTGGAATTAACATACAATTATATGTCCGATAATTTTGATTCAGTTGATTTGTCTGTATTGGCAGATGCGTTGGTTGAAGATGGGATTACGGATATGGTTTTTCAACATGGGGTAAGTCCTACCCTTTGGTTTACTAAAACGAATGGGAATTTTCTGGGATTGGTTTACAAACGAAATGAAAAGGTTGCATCGTGGAGTGAACATAATACACCCGGAATCATAGAAAGTTTTGCCGTTATTCCAAGTCCAAGTACAAAGAATGAAATTATTTATATGGTGGTAAAACGCATCATTAATAGTATCTCAACAAGAACCATCGAATACCTCGATTCATATTTAAATGTTGATTGTGGATTGTCTGCAAATTTTAGCACACCAGTTTCCACCTTGTCCGGTCTGGACCATCTTGTCGGTGAAATCGTGGATATAGTTGGAGATGCGGCGGTCTATCCGCAGGTGGTGGTTGACGAAAACGGTCAGGTTGAAATTGATCCACCCGCCAAAGATATTGAAGTTGGTTTACATTATGATTGTTATTTAAAAACACTCAAACCAGAAATTCAATCAACTCAAAATACCATACAACCATGCAAGAAAAGATGGTCGCAACTTTGGGTAAAGCTTGTAGATACGGTTGGTATCACCTTGAACGGAGAGGTTATTCCATTCCGATCTTCACTAGACCCGATGGATGAGGGAATTACTCCATTTACGGGAGATAAGGAGATGTTTAACCTCGGTTGGGAAGATGATGGGGTTGTCACCATAGAACAAAAACTTCCGTTACCGGCTACGGTTCTTAGCATTTTTGGAAGGTTGGAGATTAATGAAAGTTAATGTAGTCCCGTTTAAGACAGAACATTGGTGGAGAATGGAAGTAAGACCTGAAATTAGCGAGGCAGAAATATTATGGTCAAAACAGGTTAAACCAGAATTTTTATATGAGAAATTTCCGTCATTAACCATCATGGATGGACCCCGCATTATTGCCTGCTTTGGTGGTGTTTATTTGTGGCCCAATACGGCAGAGGGTTGGGTAAGGACCGTACCAGATGTCTATAAATATAAAGATATTTTGTTTGAACAGGTTAATCGGTTGAGTGATTTTTTATTTGATATATGGAACCTAAACAGGATGCAAGCCACGGTTCAAAAGGATTGGACGGTTGCCTGTAAGTTCGCTGAACGCCTTGGGTACATTTCGGAAGGTGAACTTCCATATTACATAGGCAATTATACCTATATTATGTATGCCAAATTGAGGAGTAATTAAAATGTCAATGGTAGGTACTATGGCAAGTGGAATGACAAGTTATGAACAGGGTAAACAGACCTGGCATAATACTGTCCGACAGATGGCCGAACAGGAAATAGTAGATGCCGAAACAACTCGTCGGATGGAAAATCAATTGTCCGGCCTTGAGGGAACACAGGCGGCAAGATATGGCGCATCGGGCGTGGAGATGGAGGGTTCCCCTGCCGATGTGATGCTTGCCACGGAACGTGAAGGCCGCCAGGGAATCGCATATAAAGAAATGATGGATCAAACTAAGTTATTGGAGATGCGTAAAGCTGGCCGTCAGGCAAAGAAGGCTGGGCAGATGGCCCTATGGGGAAGTATTGCAGGAACGGTTGGAAATACTATCAGTGGTCTTTTGGGTGGGATTTTCGGTAGTTCAAGTGGTTCAGACTTTGGAACAAGAATGGAACAGGGTGGACTGTCATTATTGGGTAACAGATAATAAGGGGAAACAATGAATATACCTAAATTTCAACCTGGAAATGTGGAACAGGCTCCCAATCCGAACGAGGCTTATTGGGGTTTACAACAGGCTGCCGCAGGTATGAACCGTATGGGTGAGGGGATCAGTAAGGGCCTGAGTGATGTTGGCCAAGCCATTGCGAAGGTTGTAGAAACAAAACAAAAAATTAGTCAGGCAACCCAATTGGGTGAAAACAGGGTTAATTTTGAAAATGATTGGATAAACGCCAAGACAGAATTTGACCAAAGTAATCCCAATCCAGATACTTATTATCAGGACACCTCCAAACTATACGATAAGACCGTAGAAACAACCCTGGGACAAATCAAGGACCCCGAAGTTCAACAACACTTTAAGATGATGATGAATGAACACAAGGTAACGGTTTTGGATTCTCTTAGCCGTGAAGCCAGCCAAAAATGGTTAGATACAAATATCGCAAGTAAAATGGCCCAGGTTGATATGTTTGTTGACCTGGCTGGTAAGGCAACCGACCCAGAATATGCCAATTCGTATAAAGAAGCGGCAAGGGGCGTGATTCGATCTATGGGTGGTAATTTGATTCATAAGACGCAAGCCCTGGACCTGGAACAAAAGAAAATGCAGGAATTGGATGAGGCCGGTGTTAAGAATCAGATTTTAATTGACCCGACTGGTGCTGCAAAGGCTCTTGCTGGAGATGGCTTCCCCGATCTCAGCCCGAAGGATAGACCGTACTACAAGGCACAAGCCAAGACAGCCATTAAGGTTATGGAAAACGATAACGAAAATAAACAGGTTGACCTGGTAATAAACAGGATGCAGACCAAATTTGGCCAAGACTATACGACAATGGAAAAGTCTATAAATGATCTTAATTATATGCAGGATACCTTTGGCAAGGATATAGCAACAAATCATAAGGTCATAGAAAAAAGCAGAGACCTTATCAGGTCTATGCGACTATCGTCTGAACAGGCTCAAAAAGATCAATCAGATGCAATAGCCAAGGATACATCCCTTAATCTTGGAAAAATGACCATCAAGGAAATAAATCAAAGGGTGGTGAATGGAATGGATTGGAGGTTGGGTGAACATTTTAAACAGGAACTTTTAAATCCTCCCGATATTCCCCATAATCCAGTCGAATTTAATCGGTTATTGGGCGTAGCGTACAATGATGGATTAACGAGACAGGATAAGGCGCAACAAATCTTGGCCGGTAGAATCCCAAAACCCGAAAAAGAATCCTTACTGTCAATGGCCTATCGTGATGAGGATAAGGCAACCGATAATGCCACAAGAGAAGGTGATAAGTATTTGCGTGGTTATTTGATTACAAGGGGTCCGTTGGAGGCTGCATTACCGCCGGAAGAGGAATCCCTATACAATGCTTCCCAGGTTTTTCATCAACGTATTAAACAACAATCGGAAACAGCGAAAAGATCATTAACACCGCCGGAGATTAGTCAAATAGCCAAAGAAACTGCTCCCGAATTTAGACGTGGATTGGCGGCAAGAATAGAAACATGGAGACAGTCTACCCTAAAGGAAGGGGCCATGATTCAGAAATATAATAAGTACAAGACACCGGAATCAGTGAGGGCCGCAAAGGATTTAACTGAAATGGAAAAGGTAGATATTCTAAAAAATAAGTTTAACTATACGGATTAACCAATGCCAAGTGCAAGAGAATTTTTAGGATTGCCAGCGATACAACCAAGTGCAAGGGGGTTTTTGGGTCTGTCCACCAGTCCTACTCCGATTGAACCGGCTCCATTTAATATGGATGATGTTCTTAATAAGTGGCTTACGGCACAACCGGATGATGAGTTGGCCCAAAAACAAAATGGTATTACTGAAACATTATACAACATGGCCCGGCCATGGTTAGCTACCGGATACAACGCTGCGGCTGCTCTTAATCGTGGATTGGGTGTTTTTTCTACCCACATGGATGCTATGTCAGAATTGGTAGGAAATAAGACCGGAACACAACCAGGTAATTTATTTAAACAGATAGCCGAAACATACGATCAAAATACTGAGTATTGGAAAAATAGGGCCAACACGGTTGGATCAAAATTCCTGGATGAATTGGTTGGTGAGGCTGTTGGTGGTGCTGTTCCCGGAATAGCCGAGTTTTTATTAAATATTCCCTATGCTGGTATTCTCGGTGCTGCCGAGGCCAAACAAAAAGGAGAGAATAAGATTCTTGGGGCTTTAGTTTCTGCTGGAAAACGTGGGGTTTTGGGCGGAATTTTTAAGGCCCTTGATCCCCTTAAACAATACTTGCGTGCGCCCGCCATGGGAAGTGTTTTTGCTGTTGACACAGCCGCCCAGGGTGGAAAACCGGAAGAAATTGCTAAAGCCTTCGGTACGGGGGCATTGTACAGTATGAGTTCTCCCGGCGGCGAGATGGGATTAAATGATCTGGTCCGTGGTACGAACCGTCAGATAGCACAGGAGAAAGCTCAAGATACCATTAAACAAGAAGTACCGCCAGAAAAAATAGCGGAAAATGTAGAAGCGAAACCCGGTGAAACATGGGAAGAATTTAGGGCAAATAATGGATTTACTGTGGCCCTTAAAGACAAGGAAGGCAATACCTACGAAGGTAATCCGGGAGAAATTCATGCGTCATTGGCCGATAGGTTGGGTTTGGATACAAACAATATTTCTGAAGATGGTTTTATTGACAAGAAGGGAAATTATTACAACGAAAAAGATGTTCTCGCTTTACATAAAGACGTTTCAGAACCTTCTATTGGTGTTGGTGCTACTGCACATCCGGCGGTTGAAGAATATCAACCGGATGGTGGTGTGGCCGGTGGGAAGGTAACACCGGGTGAACCACAAGAGGCTGACCGTGGATTCATTCAAACCGCACTTAAAGAGAAAAGCCAAACCTCCGAACGGGCCAAGGAAGAAATCAGGACTATGGCAGAAACGGACCCGTTCGTTTACAACGTTGAACATAATCCCGATTCCGTTTCCAAGGCAGATGCAAGAATAGCAGCCGATCCCGTGGAGGCCGAAAAGTATGTTTTAAGTGATACTCCATTTAGTGCCGAGAAAGGGGCTACGTTTATTCGTTTGGCAGAGAAGGCTCAAAGGGAAGGTGATTTTCAAAAAGAAGTTACCTTGCTTGATAACTATGCTACTCAATTGACCAGGGCTGGTCAGTTTGTCCAGAGTGCAAGTATCTGGACCAAGGCCACTCCACAGGGATTTTTATTGTGGGCAGAAAAACAGATCGAAAGAGTAAATGCAAATAAAAATTGGATTGATAACTTCTTGGGCGGTAAAAAGGCCGAACTCACAAATGAAGATAAAACATATATTGTACAGGAGATGGAAAGAATTAATCAACTTCCTCCCGGTACGGAAAAACTAAATGCCACTATGAAATTGATAGATGATGTGGCAAAATCTGTCCCTCCAACCGTTTCAGAAATTATTGATGCCTATCGTTATCAAAATATGCTTTCCGGTCTTAGGACCCAGGAAAGACACCTTGGCGAACGTGCAATGAATATTTTTATGACAAGGCCATTAATGTTGACAACAAGAGGAGCCATGGATTTTATGGGTGCTACATTGTTTGGCAAGGAAAGAGAAGCATACATGGCTGATGTACCGGAATATTATAAGGCTGTTTTTAATGCTTTTCCGAACGCCTGGATGGCTTTTAAATCTGGATGGAAATCAGAGATGGGTCTTGAATCACCGGAGTTGGGCAAGGAATTTCAAGGTGCATTTCAAAAGGCCAGATTCGAACAGATGCCAAAATATTTAACTATCGTACAAAGGTTCTTTGACGCATCACAGAGATTTTATCAAACCCTCATGTCAACGGGCGAATATGCTTCTAACATGAGAAATGGTATGAGTGAATCAGAAGCCTTTGATGCAGCACAATCAACGGCAGAACAATACCTATACAAGACACGCCCATTTGCGGAATTATCGTATCCGTCTAAAATGCTGGAAGGTGTCGGTAAGATGATTGAATTTGGTCGCAGGTTACCGGCTATCGGTAAACCCTTCGGATGGTTTGTTCCGTTTGTCAGGGTCCCGATTAATAAGGGTATCATGTTGACAGAGTTCTCTCCGCTTGGTGCTATCCGAACCGGTGGATGGGATGCGGAAGTTGCCTCAAGGGTAATCGTTGGAAGTATGGTATCGGCGGTGGGGGCCTATTTCGCATTAAATGGAGATACTACCTGGACCCCGCCAACAGAAGAAAAAGACAAGGAATGGTATTATGCTACTGGACGTAAACCATTCTCTGTAAAGATTGGAGAAAATTGGGTTCCTCTTTGGTATTTGGGTCCCTTTGCCCTGGCCTTCGGCCTTCCAGCCGCAGCCAAGCATTATTATCAAGAGAGAAAGGAATCCCTGTCGGATGATGCTATTGATAGTTTAGGGAAAATCACTGGTGGGGTAATACGTTTCCTTGCAAGCCAATCTTCGGTTCAGTCCCTTGGAAACCTTATGGCAATGCTTGACGGTGATCTTCAATATAACCAATGGGGAAAACAGGGGGCCTTGGTATTGGGTCAGACAATCCCGGCTAATTCTTTAGTTAAACAGATCAGTAATTTGCTTGATCCCGTTTATAGGCAACCAAAGGGATTCGTAGAATCTCTTATGCAAAACTATCCAATGTTAAGCCAGCAATTGCCAGCACGCAAAGAACCATTCGGCGAATTATCTGAAAGACAATGGTATAACACATTTCTACCTTATGATTGGGGTAAGGTTAAAGAAGAATATCAATCTATGTATCCAATGATGCAGACCCAACAACGAGCAGAATTTTTGAAAAACAAAATGGAATCCATTATGAAAGATGTTAGTAAGGGAGAAATAGAATACAGCGATGGTGTAGATCAGGTTATGAAACTTATGGAATCTACACCACGTATTACCGAACCATTATTAAATCAAAGGGAGAAATAAAATGACCGTTTCATCTACCGTAAGCCAAATGAATTATACCGGAAACGGAGTCAATACGATCTTTGCATTTACATTTAAGATTTTTGCCGAAACGGATTTATGCGTTTACGTTGGAGGAGTATTAAAAACCCTGAATGTGGACTATACGATTGGCGGAGAAATGCCGTTATCGGGCGGTAATATTACATTTGTGGTTGCACCGGCAGCCGGAGATTTAATAATCATCGTTCGCATACTACCACTAACACAACTCACCGACTATACAGAAGGTGATTCGTTTCCGGCAGAAACCCATGAGGCTGCCTTGGATCGTCTTGTAATGATTGCCCAACAGATAAATGAAAAGATTGGGGCTGTTGGTCCGGGTAGTGGAGGAAGTAGTTCGGGCATAAACTATATTTATACCCAGGGTGGCGCAAGTACCACCTGGGTTATTACCCATAATTTAGGACATAAGGAAGTTCTTATTCAGGTTTTCGATACAAATTACAATCAAATCATACCCCTTTCGATTGTATTGGATTCAACAACGCAATGTACGGTAACTTTTTCAGTGGCCCAGGCTGGTTATGCAATAATAAGTTCCGGTGTTAGTGGTCAACAGGGTCCCCAGGGACCGCAGGGACCACCCGGAGGCGATCTTCCCTGGGTTAATGCAAAAATAGATTCCGGTGCAAAGGGTGATGGATCAACAAATGATTCAGTAGCATTACAGGGTTGGATTACAAGTTCGCAATATAAGGGAGGGGTTCTTCCTATTGGAACATATCTTCATTCAACGGGATTAACGATTACCCAACCCCATACAAGATTGTTTAGTCTTTCTCCCGTCTATGGGGATACACCGGATAATGGAAGTGTTCTAAAATATACCGGAACGGGTACTGGAATTTTAATAGGTATTAGTCCATCCATTACGGGAGATTTTATTTATGGAATTGAACTCGATCATCTCAGAATAAGGGCTGCCGTAAATACAGCCGTTGCCCTTGATGTCTGGTATCCTGCTTTTTCTAAATTCCACGACTTAACTATTGTTGGAAATTCTGGTTCCAATATAGGAATGAGAATCACGACAGGTGTAGAAACCATACTCGACAAAATAGACATTCAGGGTGGGTTTGGTGGTGTACCAGAGAATTATCTTCAGTATGGTTTGGTGATCTCAAGCGGTCTTGGGGGAAGTCCATCAACAACTCTGCGGGTTAAAGATTCATGGATTCACTACTGTTTAACAGGAGCAAGGATCATTGGTAGTTATGCTTATTTTGAAAATTCCACATTTGAATCTAATACGGTGGGATTAGAGATTTCTTATAATAGTGGAAACCAAATTGAATTAAATGGATGTTGGTTTGAAGCAAATTTAACCCATGATATAGAGATAAGTACAGGTGGTACACTAATTATGAATGGGGGATTAATAAATTCCATTGCCAGACAGACATTTATGTATGCCCAAAATTCATTACTTGTTTTTAATGGCGTAACCTTCGTTTCAACTCATGCCAACCCAATTTTGTTTGAAGCGGCGGATATGAGTAGTGCAAGAGTAATTTTTATAGGGTGTACTTTTCCGGCAAATTGTACTCTTGGCGGAAGTAATCTTACAAATGTAACCTTTATAGGTGGGAATTTAAAATCAACCAGTCGTAATTCTTTTTCGGTTCCGACCTATGCAGATAATACGGCAGCCCTGGCTGGTGGGCTTTTTGCTAAAGATATTTATAAAACGGCGACGGGGACCTTAATGATTGTTTATTAGGAGATAAAAATGAAAATAGATGAAGCCAATATTGCGGATTTAACGAATATCCAACACGATCATCTTTCGGTCGCAAAGGGTGGGATTCTCTCTACCTATGCCCCCCTTGATGCTGGCTCTAAGGTTCCTACGGTTAATTTGGGTGGGAGTGGTGCAAACAACACCAAATATCTAAGGGGGGATCAGACCTGGGCGATTCCTGCCGGGGGTAGTGGTTCTCCGGGTGGTTCAGATACCCAGGTCCAATTCAATGATGCAGGGGTATTCGGGGGAAGTGATAAGTTTGTCTTTAATAAAACCACTGGTCAGTTAGATTTAGTCCTTTTATATGGTGGCGGCCCTTATGCTATCTCCCTTTATCCCGCTCCTTATGGGGGTGCTCCTTACGCTGTCTTGACAGGGTTTATTGATTCTGTCGCTGGGCCTTATCTTAATTTTCTCAAGGCAAGAGCGTCATCTCCTTACTTTCCGCAGTCAGGGGATGCATTGGGAACTATTTCTTTTAGCGGTTTCGGTGGTGGTGGTTATAATACATCATCTCAAATTATAAGTCAGGCATCTGCAACATTCAGCAGTACATCAACTCCGAGCGATATTATATTCAAAACGGTTCCATCAGGTTCTTTAAATCCTGTCGAGAGGATGCGTATAACCAATGATGGTTATGTGAATGTTGCCGGTTTAACCGCTTCAAAACCTGTTTTTACGGATGCTAATAAGAATTTGGTTTCCGGTGAAAGTGGTGGTGGAACGAGTCATAATCTTCTAAGTGCAACCCATCTCGATACCCTGGCTGATTCTGTGGTTGCGGGTGATTTACTTATTGGTAATTCTACCCCCAAATGGGCAAGGCTCCCCAAGAGTACAGATGGACTATACCTAAAATTGGTGGGTGGTTATCCCGCCTGGACCGCCGGTGGAGGCAGTATAGGCGGTTCTGGTGTTGCGTTCCAACCTGCCTATTTTACAGATGCCACTACTCTTTCAAGCGAAACGGGAACCATCATTGTGGTTTGTACTGGTACGAATGACCATACGGCCATTCAAACCGCCCTCGATGCTCTTCCGGCCTCTGGGAAGATAGTAAAATTGATCGGTCCAGTAGCCGGGATCGGGGCAATGCTTACGATGGGGAATGGTAATGGAACTGGACCATCCACAAGAAATGGGATAATCCTTCAGGGGGTTGGTATCGGAGCCACCAATTATTTCATGGGTAGTTATGGTGGAGCAACCGTCCTCAAGTGGACCGGGGCATCGGGTGGAACCCTACTGAAAGTCAATGGAGCAGTAGATGGATGTGGAATAAAAGACTTAGTATTAGATGGTAATAATTTAGCCTCCATCCTCATAGATGATAATTATGGTTTTCATTTAAAGGTTGATAATGTAATAGGTTATCGTTGGCAGGGAGATTATGCCGTAAAAATTCATCATACTGGTAGTTGGGGAGCCGGAGAAGATGGAGGAATATGGACTCACGTGAAAATGTTAGACCCCTACGGAAGTTCTGCCAATGGAATTGATATAGCTTCTGATGGTGGAAGCGTCTGGGGACTCACTTTTATTGGATGCCAATTTAGAAGAAGTTCTAATGATACCTCAATCGGTCTGCGTCTTGGGAATACCGGGGGAAATACATTTATAACCCTTGTACTTGATAGGGCAGATGGAGCATGGACTGGGAAGGGTATTCAAGTTAAACCCGTTTCCGGTTATTCTGTTTATCCACAAGACAACCAGTTTATTAGCAGTTTTATTTCTGGGGGTGTTGATTATGATTCAACCGTTCCCTGGACAGGTGTTACATATCCAGCACTTAATTTTTATCCATATTATACGGCAGATAGTGGATATACACCACCAGCTAATTATAATAATACTGCTACCCTACCCTTACAAATGGTAAGGGGATTTACAGATCAAGGATTGGAAATTGGTTTTGGTTTAAGAGATGAAGCAACTGTAACTGCTGCCTCATCAATTGCCATATCAAGACCAATCATTTTTTTAAGTCTCACAAGCGGGACCATAACGGTTGATACTATCAATCTTAGTAGTACAATAACACCTCTTCTTCAATCAACATTTGAACTTACGATAATCCCCACCATTTCAGGTGGGGCATCAATTACATTGGGAACCGGAGGCAATATTTTCTCTTCCAAGTCTTTGGTTAATTACCGGCCAGTGAAATTGTTTAAATCTACAAGTGAAGCCAAATGGTTGGTGGGAGATTAAGGAGATCATCATGGATGATATAACAAGGGACACTTTTGGCATATCAAAAGAAACCTTTCACCAAATGGATGTCAATACCAAACTGGATGTTTTATTTGATTATGCTACTGCTGCTAATATGGCCACCCTTAAATTGATGGTAAAGGTTGACAAACTTAGGGATACATCCCTGAAGTGGGGAGGGGTTGGGGGTTTGATCGTTGGTATCATGGCTTATCTTGGAACGTTATTTGTGGCCCATATCTCCAAGTAACCGAAATTATTATTTTAAATATTTTATACCCGATTGGATAAAAAGTAGTGAAATTTATTACTCAATCGGGTATAATTCATTTAACTCAAGGAGGAAAATATGAAAATTAAACGATTTAAATTATTTAAGGTTCGGGAAGTTATTCAGGCAATGGGAAAAGCAAATACGTTTAAGTTCAGTTATGCCTGCGCCAAGAATCTGCGTCTTGTGAACAGGGAGATCGAAGATATGCAGAAAACTCTTGAACCCGATGAGGGGATGAAGGGGTTTGAGGCGGATCGCATAGCACTTTGTCAGGAGTTTTCCAAGAAAGAAGGCGGAAATCCAATTATTACCGGAAATAGATTCGAAATTGATGAGACAAAAATGTATGAGTTCAATACCGCAATGGAGACTCTCAGGGAAGTATATAAAGACGTCCTGGAACTCAATGATAAAAAATCCAAAACCTACGGTGAAGCATTGCAAGAAGAAGTGGACTTAAATTTTCATATTGTAAGACTTGAGGACCTGCCCCCGGAAACAAAACCGGATGAGTTGGAGACTATCCTGGATTGGATCACTGCAGACGAAAGATTACCAAGTTAGGGGAGACTGAAAGGAAATTAAAATGAATAGAAAGATTTTTATTATTATGGCAAGCATCCTTTTTGCGGCAGCCATTGTTTTTGTTGCCGCTTTTGAGATATTGGCCCAACCAAATCCCCTTAACGAAATTAAGGCAATTGCCCTGAGGGTTGTTCCCGATGAAAACGGAAACTATTTTTTAAAGAAATACATAAAGGAAGGCGGTAAGAATTTTCGATTAACCGTGGGATACGTTCCTTCCGAACATAACATCGGAATCATTATTTCTGACGGAGAGAAATCCATAATCATAATCTACAATGAGGACGACAAAACTTATATTGAGGGACTTGTGATAAATCGGGTTGTTATAAGTTCTGGACCCATATCGGAAGAAGAAGCCTGGGCCGATGCCAGATTGGTTCTAAGGTATTTTAAGGCTGGCGTGGAGATATAATATGGACCTATCAAAAGAAGAAACCGAAAAGATTAAATCCAGATGTTTATTTGAATTAAATAAGATTGGCACAGTACCCGATGATAACCTGTTGTTTATTTATAGCGGATCATTGGGCATCAAAAAACTTGGTTGTGTAGATTTTTTAAGTCAATGTGGATACCAGATCGTATGGAGACATGGTTATGATAATAAGAGACGCAGAACAACTTAATCCAGAAACCCGTTCCTTATGGACCAAGCAGGAAGGTTTGATTAAAATTTACAATCTTCCTTTCAGAACCTTTGAAACCCTGAGAACCAAAGAGAGACAGAAAATATTATTCGATCAGGGAATGAGTAAAACAATGGCATCCAACCACCTTATGAACAAAGAAGGAACTGGTGCAGATGCTTGGGATGTGGCCGTGTGGATTATGGGGGATTGGAGCTGGAAAGATATTTTTTGGTTCCAGGTTCTCGGAATCCTAACCGTAAGTTTAATAGCGGGAGTACGTTGGGGAGCCGACTGGAACGGAAAGAACTTTTGGTTTGACGAGAGTTTTAGGGATTATGGACATTGGGAAAGAATAATGTGATGGTTGCCGGTACACTCAATGCGGTAGGAACCGGACCCCAAACCTTGCGGTGTATGGAGACTAAAGTAGGTGGACGGGAATCCCCGCCTAAACCGCCCAAATTTGAAAGGATAGAATGATAAAGAAAATCCTGGCATTATTTGATACCCACATTCCATTTAATATTGAACTCGATCCAGTCTTTGAATTTGCCCACGATTTTAAACCGGACATCGTTGTTTTAGGCGGGGATATGCACGACTGGACGGCAGTATGCCAATGGATTGCGGATCAAAGTAGGGCCTTGGATGGTGGAACGGTGGAAGAGAACTATGACGAACTCCGAAAATTTCTTCTTAACCCATTATCATGGGCTGTTCCCAGAGCCAAACTTATTTACATCGTAGGTAATCACGAAGATTGGCTTAGAAAAGCAAGCGAAATAAATCCCAATGGACGAGGATATTGGGAACTTGAAAATAATCTTCCCAAAAACATTCAGATCGTTCCACAAAATCAAGCCTATCATATTAACGAACATCTCTGTTACTTGCATGGACTTTATACAACGAAATATCATGCCTTCCAAACCGTACACGCTGTCCATAAAACGGTCCTATACGGACACACACATGACGTACAGAGATATACGGATATTTCCCCCGTTGATGTGGGACAATTTTTTACGGGTGCTTCCTGCGGATGTCTATGCACATTAAATCCAAGTTACATGAAAAATAAGCCTAACCGTTGGGTGAATGGTTTTAATTATTGTTATGTAGACACACAAACCAAGGCATTTTCAGAAACACAAGTCTATATTATTAACGGAAGATTTCGGGCAAATGGGAGGCTATACAAATGAGTTGCAATGCACCAATTTATTATAATTGTTTTGGAATAAAGTGTTTAGAATGTAAATATTGTCCCGGAAAATCGGTTCCAATAAAAATATTTTACGGCCATCCTGAATTTTACAAGATTCTCGATGAGCTCAAAGACCTTCATTCAAGAAAGAACCAGGATTATGCCAACGAGAACCCCTTATCGAATCTCAAAATGTGTGAACGTGGAGGGATTCCAGCGTGGAAGGGGGTCGTTGTAAGGCTAACCGATAAAATTTCGAGACTCTTATCATTTACATCTAAAGAATCCTATGCGGTTAAGGATGAATCCGTAGAAGATACCTTCCGGGATGCAGCCATTTATGCGATCCTTGGTCTAATTTTATACAGAGAAACCAAGAAATGATCTCGGCCAATGATGATTCCCTACATCATTCTAATATATCTGGCAGAAGCAATTTGGAGTTGGTTGGCCGATCTCTCGACCCTCCTGATGCTTCGGAAAAAGAAATGGAAGGCTTTTCTGACGGACCTCTGTGTAGGCTTCCTTGCGTGGTTTGTCCTTTATGCCGTGGCGAAATTGGGGGATTGGAATGTATGGTTGATTTGTACGTCCGTGGTCGGCGTTGCTACTGGCCGATTCATCATAGCGTCAAGAAAGAAAACTAAAAAGAGGTCAATCTATAGGAAGAAATTTCCAGCAAGTACCGCTTAATTTTTAATCCATTTGTAACCCTTTGACCCCATACACTGTTCAAACATACCAATGGTATGAACCCAATAACCACCGGATTGGGCAAATATAACATCTCGTTGACATTCGTAATGATCTCGTTTAAACTGTTCTTCTGTCATGTCCGGTTTGTACCAATGTTTTGATCCGCATCCCATAACCGAAAAGATTACAATCGTAACCAAAATGAGTAACATCAGGATTTTATCTAATTTCTTCATTTTTTATCTACCTCCTCACTTTTGTAACTGGTTGATTTCTTTGGTCGGGGAGAGGAGATTTGAACTCCCGACTTCTTGGTCCCGAACCAAGCGCGCTACCAGGCTGCGCTACTCCCCGAATTATTGAATGCCGCTAAGCGCCTGCCTGTGGCAAGAA